CGATCGGATGGGCGATATTATTGAGCCGGCCGGTTGGGACACGCATAACTTTCTAAAGAACCCCGTCGCTCTGTGGGCTCACGACAGCAGCTCGCCGCCGATCGGCCGCGCCTCGAATATCAAGGTCGAGGGCAATCGCCTTATGGGCGATATCGAGTTTGCCGAGAAGGATACGTATGCGTTTGCAGATACCATCTATCGAATGGTTGAGAACAAATTCATTAATGCCGTCTCTGTGGGTTTCTTACCACTCGAATGGAAATGGGCTGAGGACGATGATGATCGGCGCTGGGGGATGGATTTTCAGCGCCAGGAGCTACTTGAAATTTCGGTTGTCCCGGTACCCGCTAACGCGCACGCGCTGATCGAGGCGCGCTCCAATGGGATCGATGTGAAGCCACTGCAAGAGTGGGCCGAAAAGATATTGGATAGCGGCGACCGCGTATGGTTGACGAAATCTGAGTTTGCGAAATTGCGTAAGGCGGCCAAAGCGGGAGAGAAGAGAACTCGCGTTGGCCTTGGGGGCATGATTGTTGATCATGCTGGCCGCTCAACGGGCCGCCGAGCGCCCGACGGTATGGGTGAAACGGACCCCTCCTCTGGCGGCGACCTTGTGGATTGCGGTAAGGGCGCCGACGAGCCTTGCGGCCTGGACGACCCAGATAAGTGCATGATTCACGGTAATCACGATAAAGATGCTGACGGCGATAATGACGAGGACGATGAGATGGACGAGAAGGCTATTGTATCTGTAGTGCGTCTTGAGGTCAGGCGTGCGTTTCGCGGGCTCGTTGCCGAGCTGAAGGCCGCTCCCGCGCCGGTGCAGCGCGAGGCTGGCGAAGATGACCCAGACAATGTGCATGTCGAGCACATGAAGTCGGCTCATTTTCACGTGAAAGAAGCCGCAAAGTGTCTTCGTAAGGCCTTAGACGCGGCCGATGGCGGCGGCGTCGAGGACCCGGATGAGCCCAATCCGGAGGGCGAGACCGACAAGGCTGCGCGTATTGCTCTCGCCGAAGAGTTGCGGGGCGCCATAAAGGTTGCGTGAGCTTATTTCCTTTTTGTGGAGTATTGATTATGGCCGCGGATAAATTGTTCCAGCTTAAGTCCCAATACGGGACCGCCTGCGATGAGCTGATGGACTTAGTCGGAGACCCTGTTGCGTTTAATCATAAGAAAATCGAAGTTACTAATCTCGGCAAGCAAATCAAGCTTGGTGAGGAGGCTCAAGAGCTTGCTCGCGGAATGGCTAAGCCGGCCAATAGTAACGATGACGACAAGTCGAAATTCAAAAATCTCGGCGAGATGATGAAGGCCGTCGCGGACCACTATAGTGGCGGGCGGACTGATCCTCGCCTTGTCAGGGCGCCGTTTGGGATGGGGGAAACTGATCCCAGCGCGGGCGGATTTCCGATCAATACCGATTTTGCGAACACAATTTTAACGCGCGCCTATGACATGGGCGAAATTCTATCGCGCGTCTTCAAATTGCCGATCGGTGCGAATTTCAACGGCATCAAGATCCCTGGCATCGACGAACAGAGCCGCGCTACCGGGTCGCGTTGGGGCGGCGTTCGCACGCAGTGGGTGGCCGAGGGCGACGCAGTGCCGGCGTCGGCGCCGAAATTCCGCCTGATCGAATTGGACCTTAAGAAGATGTTGAGCTCGTGGGTCATGACCGACGAGCTCTTGGCTGACACCACGGCCTTGACCGGCATCGCCAACCAAGCGTTTTCGGAAGAAATTCAGTTCGTAGTCGAGGATGCGGTTATCCGCGGTACCGGTAACGGTATGCCCACCGGACTTTTGAATTCTTTGGCGACGGTGACGGTGGCGCCGGAGAAGTCGCAGACGCCAGGCACGTTCTTATGGGAGAACGCGCTCAATATGTGGATGAATAGCTGGGCGCGCAGCCGCGCTAATATGGTGTGGCTGATCAATCAAGAGCTCGAGCCTCAAATCTACCAGCTGCGCCAAGTCGTTGGCACCGGTGGCGTTCCTGTTTGGATTGAGCCGGGTGGCGCCAAGGATGGCGGTGGTCAGCTGACGATGTTGGGGCGGCCAGTGATCCCGGTGGAGTATTGCGAGGCGCCTGGCACGCCTGGCGATGTCATCCTCTGCGATCTGAGCCAGTACATTCTGATCGATAAAAACGAGATGCAGCAGATGAGCAGCATCCACGTTCGGTTCCTGACTGATGAAATGACGTTCCGGCTCACGTATCGCGTTGACGGGCAGTCAATTTGGCATACGGCATTAACGCCGTACCGCGGCACCCAGAAGCGGACGCCGTTCATTATTCTTGGGCAGCGCTAATATTTAGAGAGGAGTAATTACTTTGGCACGTCAATTTCGTTTCTGGCAGGACGGTGCATTTGTGGTTCTGCTGCCGCCCGCGGCGGACGCGGCTGGGCGCACCAGCATGTTTGTGTCGTTGAGATATGGGCATAAGACAACTCTCATTTGTGGCGTCAATCAGGGCGTGGCCACGACTGTTCTGTGGACGCCGCTGCAGGCAACAGACAGTCTCGGCACTAATTCCAAAGCTCTAACCAACCCGGCCCCGATCGCCTACAATGCCGATACATCAAACCCGCTTGCCTTGGTTGCCGGCACCGGCGGCGATCAATTTACAATGCCAGGCCAGCCTGCCGTTGACGGCATCACCGTCGTTGCGGCGGCAAACTTCACAACTGGTGCTGCCGTGAAAAATAAGATCGTATTGTTTGAGATTGATGCTGGCGAGGTAATGGATATCAACAATATTACTCTGGCGCCGCTGAAATTCGATCATATTGGAGTTTCTACTGGCGCCTCTAGTGCATCCAATATTACCTGGGCTGCCCTTTACCAGTTCCCGATGCGTGACGTTAGGCAGAATCCTCCGACGCTTTATATTTGAGTTCCTCCCTGACTTGGGCGGCTTCCCCAGAGGTCGCCCATTTTTTTAAGAGGTTGTAAGTTATGGGCAGCTCCGTTCGCCTCGCGTCTGATATGGATCGCGACGGCAATGCACGGCGGGAATATGATGTTCCCAGTCAGGAGACAATTGTCCGTTATGTAGCGGCATTGCTCGACGAGGATTTCCTTGGCGCCGGGCATTTGGGCGCTTTCCCAACGACAGCGGTTAATGGCTATCCGTGGGTGGCAAAAGTCACTACAGGGACTGTTGGCGTTGTCTCAAACTTTGGCGGCGGAGCGGCCGCCTGCGCATTGACTGCGGTGACCGGAGGACAGGAGGCGTTACTGTATTCCGGCGATCAGTTGAACTGGGACGCCACCAAAAGCGCGACTTTCGAAACGCGCTTGGCGATGAGTGTTCTGCCGACCGGTATCGCCGAGGCTGTCTGGGGACTCCGCGCTGCGTGGAACGCGGTTCCGGATAGCGTGGCCACCTACGTTGATTTTCAGATGCTCGGCAGCGGCCTCGTCAATGTTAGGATCAAGGATGGGGTGAGCTCAGTTCAAACATTTTCTACCGGCGTGACTTTGATAGCTGGGGCGTTCCATAACTTCCGGTTCGACCTTGTCGATATGACCAATGTGATATTTGCCATAGACGGCGCGCGGGTCGGCCCATCGACAACGAAAATGACGTTTGCGGCGACCGGCGCGTCGGCAATTTTGCAGCCGTATTTCGACGTCTTCAAGGCGTCCGGCACTGACGTTGCGACTATGCAGATCGATAGCGTCCAGCTCGGGATGAACCGCTCGTAATGGCTGACCTAACCCCAATTACGGTCACGATTACGGCCGCCGGAACCATATCAACAGAAGCTAAGCTTGGGTTCAAAACCCTTGTTGGAATTCTGTTTCCGGCCAACTGGACGCCAGCGGCAGTAACGTTTCAGGCGACGCCCGACGACACAAACTTCTTTCCGCTTTTTGATCAGGTGTCGGGCGCGGCAATAGGAATTACTTCTGCGGCGCTGGGAACGTGGTACGCCCTGACAAACGACGCGCAATGGGCGACTGTCAATGGGGTTAGACTGATTTCCGGAATCGCGCAGACCAACACCGTAATCGTAACTCTCTTCGTGCGCACGGTGGCTTTCTGATGGACTACGAAGATCGAATGATGCAGACCCGCGATCGGGATGCCAGCTTTCGCGCGCGCAGCATATCCGAAGCGCTGGCGCGTACCAATCAGCGCGTCGCTCAGGAATATCTACGGGGCGCGTGGCGTCGCGGACAGATTGAACAGGCTGCGGCAGACGCATGCTCACAACCCTTAAGGTCCTAACGCCACCGGCAGCAGAGCCGATCAGCCTAGACCTGCTAATCCGCCATCTGAGAGTTGATCAGGGTTTTGATGATCCGCTGTTAAACGTCTATCTCGCAAGCGCGAGGGCGATGGCCGAGCTCTATCTGGGCCGCGCTCTAATCACGCAAACGCTACAATGGACGGTGGCGGACGAACATCATAATCATGAGCGCGATATCGGATGGGGCTCACCTCCAGCGCGCCCATATCCGCGGGGCCGGCGACGCTCAATTGAGCTGCCGCTGGCCCCGGTTCAATCTATTGTCTCGTTCACGATCCTTGATCACCTGGGCAATACAACTGCAACGCAGCAAGCCAACGCATCCACCTCGTCTGGCAACGTTCTGACGTTCTCGTCGGTAGGCTGCCCGGCGGTCGTTGGACAATACGTTCAAGATCTCACCGCTGGCGCGGCGACCCTGATCGGTACGCAGCTGGTAGCGCTCGGCACGCAGCCGATCCCCTACGGGACAACGGTCCAGGGGGTGTCGGCCACCAGCGGTATCGCTAGCGTTACGCTCTCGGCGCCCGTAGGCGCGCCAATCGCGGCGGGCGACAATATCCTATTCTCCAACCTGATTGGCCAGCCAGCGGCCTCGTCCATGGTTTCTACGGCCCTTGGGACGAACGGGCAGGGTAGCATATTCCTCGCCGATCTGACGCTATCGCCGGCCCAGTTTCGGCCGGATTGGATACACGCGATTGCGCAGCTGCAAACCGTCACTCCGCCAGTCCAGCATCAGCAGATTGCGTTTGTCGCCGGTTACGGAACGGACGGCACGACTACCGGGTCAATTCCTCAGCCGATCATTAACGCCATTCTGCTGACGGCAGCCGCTCTATACGAGCGTCGCGGCGATGAGGCCGACGCCGAGATGCCGAGGGCGGCGCAATGGCTGCTTGATAGATATCGCATTCAGTTTTTTGCGTAGGGGTTTATATAAATGAGCGTTCTTCCGACCGATCTTGTTACATATGGCTCGCTGTCGATGCCGGGTTATGATGGCGCGACTCAGATCGCTACTGCTGCCATTGGTACGTCAACCACGGTGCCTATTACCTTTGCGGTGACCGCAAACGCGAGCTTCCCGCAGGTTGGCGAATTCGCCATTTTGATTGATTCCGAGATTCTGTGGGTAACGCAGGGAGCGGGTACCAATAACTGGACGGCCCTGCGCGGATATGGCGGCACGACGCCGGCAACGCATCTTCTCGCTGCGAACGTTACGTCTGTGTCAGGGGGCCCGGTGGATTTTACCACTCGTGTGGCTTTCTCTGATGTGACGGCTGGCGATTCTGTCGATATCGTTAGTTCGCTCGCGGCGGACAGCAAGACGATTATATCGGTAGCTGGCCGCGATGTGCCTGGCAATTTTGTATCGGGGAAAACCGGCATCCTTGGCGGCGTCACGCCACAGTAGGCATTGGCGCCGGTCAGACTTTCGACCGTCTGCTGTACGTTGGTCTCGGTGCTGGCACTACGTCAACGGTCACGATGACTAACGCGACCACGACATTGACGACTGCGGCCAATGCCAATTTTCCGGCAGCGGGCAATTATTATATCAAAATGGCAAATGAGTACATGCAGGTTACGGCCGGGCAGGGTACGAATTCCTGGACCATCTCCCGCGGCGTTCTAGGTAGTGTGGCCATCGCGCACGCATCCGGCGATAATATATACTTGGTGCCGTTTGGCGATGTTGCGATTTACGATCATACTCCAGTCCTTAGCGCCCGCACTATGCAAACCGGATCAGCTCAGTCGTCCGGTACAACTCCGGCTCTCGCCAAGCTTCAATCAGGCGATGGCGCCAGCTGCGCGATTGGCCAAATTATCCGCACGACCGGCGGCACAGGACCTAATCAGATTCGATACATTACGGCAGTTCTCGGCTATGCGGCAGATCAGATCGCTGTTCATCGCGACTGGGATACGCTGCCCGATGCCACGACGACTTATTCGATCCTCAAGGGTTGGGTGCTCGAGTTCAAGGCGGGCGCAGGGGTTGGCGCGACGGTCAATAACCAAGTCACCGCCATTCAACGCTCCATCTGGGGTGCCGCAGCTGACGTACCAACGGGGGCGCAAAGGATATTTTACGAAAAGGTGTTCCTGGTTAGTAACAACACTGTGACGGACTTTACTGGCGCCAACATACAGATATCTGGCGATGCGCCTGCATTGCCGGGTTCGGCCTTACTCGACATCGCAATGTGCAAAGCGGCCAATGACACATTTGCTGCGGTCAATCGTCAGACGCTGCCCACAAATGGCGATACGACAGCTTTGACGTTCGTTGCGCAGGGCAGCACTGGCAATCCAGTCAACGTAATCGCCAACAGCGCTGCGCTAGTGCATGGCGCCGCGCCTAATGCGGCGGGCGCTCAGGGCGTGTGGATGCGCCTGACATTGCCGGCCGGTACCACAGCCTACAAGGGCGCGGCGAACCTGCGGACGCAGGGCAACACCATCTAAGCGCCTGTCATGGCCGCTCCGCTCGTATCGCCGCTGCAGGGCTTTCCGCTAGTCTCAAACCTCCAGAGCCTTGCCCCTGGGGCAGCAAAGTGCCTCGGTTTTCTTGGTCTAACGCTAACGCAGTATTTCGACTGCAACGTCGCGCCGATGCAGATCAAGATACCAAATGCAGCTTTTGGTACCATTGAGCGGAGCATTATTTTCTCAGAGGACAACATCAGCTGGACGGCCGGCATTAGCCCCACCGCAACTGCGGATCAGTCGGGGTTGGCTCCGTTTGCGCGACTCATCGATTCGACCAACGTTAGCGCCGCCTCGGCGGCCACATACCTCTTGGACGAATTCGACGTCGTACCGCTATTTGGTGCCTCGATGCCGATGTATTGGTCTGTACTGGTGTGGAATCGGACGAATCAGGCGTTCAGTGCCGTACTGAGCGACTTCTTCGCGTCATATACGTTGCTTTCTTATGCCTAGATTAGTCGGCGCCAACTGGTTCAGTGTGCCAGGGATCGCGCCGCAGACCTTCGCGGCCGGTCCGACAGACTGGATCACCCTAACCCCAACATCGTCTAGAGTGGTCGGCATCACCAACGTACTGTTTTTTGGTACGTGCCCAACTCCGACAACTATTGACATACTGCTTTTGAAACGTTCGGCGCTCAATACTGGAGGCACATCAACATCAGTGGCCGCCACGCCCACCGACGAGGTGCCGACTGGGCTTGCCACCAACGCAAGCGTACTGGTCTATACCGCCAATCCGTCTATTCTTGGCACGCTTGTGGGTGTCGCGGCGGCTCCTATCAAGCTTAACCTTGGCCCTCCTGGCGCAGCCGGTTTCGTTTCGATACCTTTTGGTACGGGCATTGTGCCTGCCTTGAAGCTACGCAGCACCAGCCATCAGTTTGCGATCAATCTTAACGGCGTATCATTGCCGGCCAACACACTGATCAGTTGCCGCATCGAAGAATACGAGGAGCAGTAATGCGCGGCTGGATTTTCCGCGGCGCATTATGTGCGCTGTTATTGACGATCGGATGGCGCGCATCTTTCGCCCAGCAGCCTCAGGCGGGGGGCGGTATTCCTGCTGTGATTCAGACCCCGATCGCCCTCACCGACGGCGCGACAATTACATTACCGTGCCCAACAGCGTACTCCTCGGTTACGTATTATCTAACGCGGACGGGAATCAACGACCAGATTCTATTTCCCAATTGCCCGGCGTCCGCGAACGGTCTATCTGTCAAATTTAGGATCAATGCGGGAAGCTCCCCATTTGGGGGGTTAACTTTTGCATCTGGTTTCAATTGGACTGGCGGCACTCCTTATGCGATTTGTACCGCGGCGGCCACTCCGAATCTTGCGTGTCCGGCAGCGGAAATTTCAAATCAAACAGACTGGTTTGGTTGTGACGTCGTAGGAGCGGCGTCAGCATCTACAGAGTGGGATTGTTGGCTCCCGCAATACAATGTTGGGGCTCCGCCAACTTGGGCCTTTGTAAATGCAGCTTCGTGCGCTTCGGCGAGCGGGCCGACTTGCACGACCGGCGCCGTCAACATGACTGGCGCAAATCTTATAGTGGTTGCAATTGCCTACGCCGGTGGCCCGACGCTTTCGGGGCCCACCGACAGCAGTTCTAATACATACACGTCCGCGGTATCATCTACAAATTCAAGTGCCGGTGTAATTTTAAATTGTTATTATGATTATGCTCCTACCGTCACTAGTTCAATGACGTTTTCGGCAAATTTCGGCGGAAGTGCGGTTGCCTATCCCGGAATATCTGTGGCGGGATTCTCTGGTGCAATTTCTTCTCCATTGGATCAAACGAACTCGGCGAACTCTGGCGCTACTGGCACCGCAACATCCCAACAGACTGGCTCCATTACTCCAGCACAGGCGAATGAATTGATAGTGGCTTGTCTAGGGATTGGGTCTAACGGAAACACCAGTTCTGGGATTAGCATTAATAATGGCTATGTGCTTGAGGCTCCGATTAATATCGTAGCGTCAACTAATGAGGGTTCGGGGTTAGGATACCTTATTCAAGGGGCCGCCGCCGCCACCAATCCAACGTTTAGCTGGGCCGGTGGCGCGTATGGTATAGCTGGCATTATGTCGTTCAAATGATCAAATACATTAGTGCAATTTGCCTCGTCATACTGCTCGCTGGTGTCGGCGTTGCGGTAGGGGCCACCAATGGCGGGATGCTTATAGGGGCGAGCTCATCGGCGTCGATTAAGTCTGCCTTGATTTCATGCGGATCGTCCTGCGCATACACGAGCGGCGCCTCATCCGGCACGACAATCGGTAACGCCAGCGCGACGCTTTCATCCGGCACCTTCACTGGGACGTGGGGCACATCCGGCACCGCCGGGGCTGACTTTACCTTCTCAGGCGCTTCACTTCAGACGAACGGAGCGACGCCAACCTGCACGACAACGACGCCATTGAGCCTCAATATCGTCGCCACGCAGCCGGGGGCAGCAAAGCCTTTCCCGCAAGCCATTACGGTTACGTGCAATCCGATGGGCGTCAGCATCGCCTGCCCTGGCACTAGCCCCGATCCACAGTCGTCGAGAGATCATTATACCGCGGCGGTCTGGTGCTTCGACTTCAGTCAGTCCTCCGGAACTAGTCCCCCATGGAACGCTAGCAACTTAACCGCTTGCGATACTAGCAGTGGGTACTTTTTCGCTACTGGATGGCCTTTTAATGGTGGTGGTGGTACCTCGGGAGATGTAAATAACCAATCCAGTCCATGCAGCCAATACGGGTTAGCCATCGATCCAATCGATGGCAAGCAAAGCTATCGGATGCACTTTATTGCCGGCGCATCGAATGATGATAATAGTAACGGGTATGGTCAAACACTTACCTCCGTAGGGTCGTGGGGGGCAACCTATGTCGAGATGACTTTCCGGGAAGACAGTACGCCCAAGCCGCCTGCTCCAATGGACTTCACTCCGGGGTCCGCTTCGCCGCTCGCATGGGGAGGGATTACACATTTATACGAGAACGATCTCCTTGAAAATTTTTCGCTTAACGGCGATTGCTTTAACAACAATGATATTGGACGCACAGGTTACCCATGCGCTCATCTTTTCGACTGGTCGCAATATCACACAATCGCTAAACGCGTCACCTATGATCCCAGCAATGGCGGCACGGTTGGCTCTACAACGTACATCGACAATGTGCCGGTAACGACAAGCACCTGTCCTCATTGCAATCAAGCCCCTATCACCACTAACATGGGAGCGTATCAGAACAGCACTTGGTTCTTTCCCAATCAAATACACTGGTGCGCGACGGGCTCGGGTCATTGCCAAAACACATTCATCGTCGCCGCATATCAATGCACGGACGGCTCCGGCTTGACCTGCGTCGATTTCGGCGCGACCACCAGCGGAGTAACTTGGCAGGGCGGGAAAGTATGGATGCAAAACCAGCCGCCAGCATGCCCTCAGGTAGCGTACATCACTGGAGCGACTGGGATCACCCAGATAAACGGCTTGCACCAAGTCTGTGGCGATGCGGCTGGAGACAATCCGACCCACACAGCAAAGATCAATGATTTGACGTGGCCGGGAGGTACGTACAATGCTAACTCGGCTGTGTGGAACCCGATGACTGACGAGAGCGCATATATCCGCAGCATCCGGATCTACGCTTGCCCCGGCTTCAATGTAAACAATTCAACGGACACCAGTTGCGTGCTGCCATCCGGGCAAGCCTTCGGGGGGGCGCCTTGATGTGGTCTCTTATCGTTTTGGGCGCTGTGATGATAATGATCAGTATCATCATCGATTTTTTCCTAAAGGCGTAGGATGTGGATACGCAGCCCCGCCTGGGATGGGTTTTGGCTGCTCAGCGGGGTGCCTCTGGCACTTGGGCTGTGGGCAACCTCGCCACCACCGATCACGACTTTCCTGTTCATTCTGGCGTTTCGCGTCGGACACCTTGCCGCGCCGGTGGCGTGCGCGTGGGACCACGAAGGCTTCCGCCGTTTGATGCTGCGCCGCAAGGTCGTGTTCATCGCTATTCCCGCGGCGCTGTTTCTAATCGCCGCAGCGATCTCCTTATCGGGAACGTTCGACCTTAGACACGACGACGATTTATATTTTCACTGGAGCCAGTTGAGAGTACCCGCGATAGCCACTGCCGTCGTGTATATTGCTTGGAACCAATGGCACCTGGCGATGCAGAACTTCGGCGTTCTACGGTTGTACGCCGCCCGATCGCCATCTGGGCCAGCTTCCCGCACCATCGACAAGGCGGTTTGCTTCGGGGCGATAGGCTACTGGACGCTCGGGGCGGTGACGCATATGGATTTCGTGCCGATACCGAACCAGCTGTTGTTTGCCTACATCTCTTGCGCCGTTGGAGGTGTGCTGCTCACAGCTCTATTGTGGGGCGAGCGGTCGTGGCCTCGCATCATCTTCCTTGTGGGGGTGATTACCCCGGCGGTGCTCGCGAATTTCTCCTTTTTGTACGCATTCGCCGCGATATTGGTCAGCCACTGGCTCGTCGCAATCGGGCTGGCGGCAAACGTCGACGGCAACCATCACGCGCGCTCGCCGTTGTGGTTTGCCGGCTCGGTAATGATCTTCGGGGCGATCGTGGTGCTGCTGAGGCGCCATTTCGAAGTAATCCTGGCGATGAATCTGGGGCTCTCGTTCGTGCATTATTGGTACGATCGGCGCTTGTGGAAACTGAGCGATCCCCAGGTGCGGGCGACGATCGGCAGAGATTTATTTGGGTCTCCGCGGCTTCGCTTAGTGGCGTAAATGGCGGTAGTGATCTATTCGGTAAATGACGGGTCGATTAGGCGCATCATAGTGCCGGACACCGATGCTCAGGCGCAGGCATTCATTTCGGCTGTGGTTCTTGGAGAGGCCGCTCTCACACTTACCGGTCCGTCTGACCTGGCGTCATGTCAGGCGGCCGTTCAAGCTGTCCGCGGCGTGCCAAGCGCGAGTGGCCGATGCGTGGTGGTAAGTGCTGGCGTAGTTGTAGATACGTACATGGGCGACCCAAAGATCGATACCCATCCCCGCGGACAGCTCGTCTCGAGCGATGACGGCATAATTACCGATCATTATGACGGGACGCAACTCACTCGCCAGATGGTGATAGTCAATCAGCAGACCTCCAGGGTTGTCAATATCATCTTTCTGCCTTTGAAGGCTAATCCGGGCGCCGGAAATGTAATGTATCCATTTACAACTCCTCCATTTTCTCCGACGTTACAAAGGGGAGATGTAGTTGTTATTAGCACTGGTCCACCTGCTACGGTGACATGACTCAGGTCTTCATTCTCAGCGGTGGCTGGAATGTTCCTACCGATTGGACAAGCACTAATACAGTCGAGGCTATTGCTGGCGGCGGAGCTGGCGCTGGCGGCAATGTAGGCGGTGGCGGCGGCGGCGCTGAGTATCGGAAATCGAGCAATATCACAGCGGCCAGCTTAGGCGGTATTGGCGCGTCCGTTCCTATATCGGTCGGCGCCGGAGGCATATGCGCTAGCGGCACAACGAATGGCAATGCCGGCGCACCAACAACCTTCAATTCGTCAACCATCGTCGCCCAACCTGGCGGCGGTGGGAATGCCGGAACCGGCGGCGCTGGTGGATCCGGCGGCACCGGCACCGTAGGAAATAACGGCGGCCCCGGCGCGAACAACGTTTCCAACTCCGAGGCCGGAGGCGGCGGTGCCGGCGGCCCTAACGGAGTGGGCGCTATTGGAGGCGGGGGTGCCGGCTTCGGCGCTGGAGCTGGCGGGGGCGCCGCGAGTGGCGGATCATTTGGCGGCGACGATCAGGGCGGCGGGGTAGGCGGTCTTGGCGGAGCGGCATTCGATGCTACTGCTGGCGGTACGGCGGGGGGGTCTTCTGGCGGGGCTGGCGGAGCCGGTTCGCATGGGTCCGGCGGCGGCGGCGGCGGGACCAGCGGTACCGGCGTAGCCGGTGCCGGTGGCGCTGGCGGCTTCGGAATAGAATGGGATGCGTCGCATGGAGCCGGTGGTGGCGGTGGTGGGGGGGGGGTCGGCATCGGCGTTCGACAAATACCGGAGGCGTCGGCGGAAATTACGGCGGCGGCGGCGGTGCCGGTGGTTATGCCGGTAGCGGACAAGCTGCCGGTGGCGCCGGCGCGCAGGGCATCATCGTCATTACCTACACGCCCTCGGCCGGGGGAGCGCTAACGGTAAATGCCGCCCTAGCGATCGACTGGCGTGCAACGCAACAGCAAAACACAGCGACGCTGGTTGATTGGCGTGCAACGCGGTTGGCCAATGCCGCTCTATTGCTTTCATGGCTTGCCCTGCAGCGTGGCGATACTTCGTTAATTATCGAGGAGATTGCATCTGAACGTATAGACGCGAGCGCGGTAACCGAGTTCAAGGGTGGCATCGCCATCACGCATAACGATGGTATGCCGATAGAATTCTTGGGCACCGCCGCCATCACGCACAACGATGGTTTACTAATCGATTTTGTGACTTTGTTGACGTCTGGCTGGCCGGCGTTACTCCAATGGGCGTCGTTTACGCTGCCGCCGCCAGCGGCGCAAAGCGTCGTTCGGCGCGCTCTAAAGGCGGCCGGCGCACAGGCTGGCAGAACTATCTATCGTCGTATGTTTCTCGGCGTGCCGGCTACCGCTATACAGGCTAATCAGAGGGTTGTGGTTGAGTGGCTATCGCAGGTCAAATCAAGCGAAGCTATTACCATAACGGCGCAACCGATTATCACCATTAATCCATCATCGCCTCAAATAGCCGACACTACCCCAAAGGGCAGCGTAGTAGCCACGTATACGATTACAATGAGCGACGGATCGCCGTTCACCGGAACGATCGGGTTTGGGCCACCGAATTTCGACAATGGCGGGGTCTTTGCGCTCGTTGTCATTACGCTGTCAACTGGGCAAATCATTGTAAACCCGAATGGGCCGGGAGTTGGCCCAAACCCGATCACGATTACCGATCATATTACGTTGGTAGCTACAGCTCAGAACTTTCCTTTGACCCTAATAGAAATATTGTCTGCGCAGCGTCAAGATGTGGGCCTTCCGGTTGAGGAGATTGCTCGGCAAGGCAACAATATTGCTGGTCAGTTTTCGGGTCAGTTTGAATGGGTCGCCGCCGCTCGCGCGGACGCCGGGGCGCCATTCTCTGCGTTAGCCACCCAAACAAGCATGATGGCCGCCCCTATCACGGCCCAGCCAATCATCAATATTAATCCGACGACGCCTCAGTTGCCCGATACGAGCCCAAGAGGAACTGTAGTTGCGACGTACACGATTACAATGAGTGATTCATCGCCGTTCGTCGGCACAGTCACATTCGGGCCGCCTAATTTCGACGGCGGCGGCGTGTTCGCCTTGGTTGCGACGACATCGTCGACTGGGAATATTATTGTCAGCCTGACAGGGCCCGGCGTTGGGCCGAATATGACAACGATTACCGACCTCATTACGCTAGTAGCTACGAGCAATGATCCGGGCGGATCGTTGATTGAGTGGGTTGCATCGCTTGCTAACAATGGCGCGCTGGTAGTCGAAAGTTTGCCGACGAGGCGGTCGGATACGCTATCGTTTACAGAATGGACAGGAGGCATCGGGGTTTTCCATAGCGATGGGTTGCCGGTTGAATTAACCGCTGCGTTGCGCTTGGATGGGTTGGCCGTTAAAGAGTTTATTGCAACTCAGCAGAGGAATGCGCCGATTTCCATCGAAGTCTCTAGCGTGCAGCGACGAGACATGCCCGCATTAGGCGAGACATTAGCGACAGATAGGCAAGATATCGCTCTATATGGCGAAGCTGTCGCGAGTGAAAATGCAGTCGCTGCGGTCTCGGTAGAAGGGAGTCCCACGCAGCGGCAAGACGCGTCGCCACTAAGCGAGATCATCGCGACGACACTACAAAGCGTTGGTGCGCCAGATGAGTTTTATGTCGGTGAACGTCAAGATACGCAGTGGCCAATTGAAACTGCCGCGGGACTACAGCAAAACACCAGCACTTCCCTACCGCTAGAATCGTTGGCTACAGAGCGTATCGATGCGCCAACTCAAGCTGAACTTTTCTCGGCGGAGCTGTCTGATACCTCTGTGCTGTCGGAAACGACTTCGATGCAGAAAAGGGAAGATGCCCCGCTACCGATGGAGTCGACGTCCCTCGAGCTAGTCAATACCCCTGCGGCAAGCGAATTTTCGTCGGTGATACAGCGGGACGGTTTGGGTATAAATACCGAGACGTTGAGCGCGCAGCGAGTAGACATTTCCGCTCCAGCGGACACCAGCTCGGCGCTACTGACGAATGCGCCGGCAATGCAAGAGACGATTACCAACGCTCGCGTTGATGTGTCTGCGCCGGAAGAAGCAATCGCCAGCGCTCGCATCGATGTTCCTGGAGCCCAAGAAACTATTGCCAATGTCCGTATTGACGCGACCGCGGCGCAAGAGGCTATTACGAGTGCCCGCATCGATGCGTTTGTGTTGGCTGACATCTTGTCTGGTGGCCGGATTGATCGCGTGTGCTTCTTGGATTTCACTAGCGCGCAGCGCGTCGATGCGCCGCCATCTAATATAGAATGGTTTGCCGCTTTTCGGATCAACGGCACATTGCCGATTGAGCTAATCGCCATCATTCGCACTGACCAGCGAGACCTCGCCGAGTGGATCCTGTCTACCGGCACGCATCTGACAACCGATGCGGCCGCGCTAATAGAATGGCTTGCGACGCCTGGTTTTAGGCTGGGTCTAGACAGCGGATTAGTTATTGAATGGCAAGGGGCGCCCGTGCCGGGGCCCGGTCAGGTTATTGTTGCGAGTCTACCTAACGTATTAGCGACTCCGGCATTCCAGGCCACACAGGCGCCCAGTGACATTAAACCAAAGAGCGGTTGAGCGTATCGCATGTCAAGATTAAGTCGAGATTTCGATCCGGTAGAGCCAACCACAAAACGATGGTTCTACATTGATTTTGGTCCGGAATTGGCGTCCCTGCCAGCAAACGAAATTATTCAGGTAGCAAGCTTCACATGCTCTGTAGTGCGCGGCGTTGATCCTGCGCCGCAGTCTCATGTTTTGTCTCAGGTGGCAATAGTAGGATCAGCAATTGGGGCGTTTTGTGGGAATTTCCTTCCTGGTGTGACGTATTCGCTCGAGGCGACGGCGTCCACAAGTGCGGGGAATATATTGCCAAATAATGCTAGGTTGTATTGTCAGGGGCCAAATGATTTATAAACTTCTGTTCTGCGCTGTGGCGCTCTTTCCATCTCTGGCTGGCGCCCAAACGCCACTAACGATTTTTGGCAACGCGACGCCGGTCACTGCTGTTGATCCGGATACGAACGCCGTGACGCTCGGGGTTAAATTCTTTTCCAACGTTGGCGGCGCCATTTCCGGCATCCGCTTTTACCGCGGCCACACAAATACGAGCGGCTACACGGTAAAACTCTTTACGGTTACGGGCTCGCTGCTCGCCTCGGCCCGCGTGCGAAACGAGACCTGCACTCCACTCCCGTGCTGGGAGCATGTGAATTTTGCGTCGCCGATCTCTCTATCTGCTCAAACCACGTATATCGCGGCGTATTACACGTCAAACGGGCGTTATGCGGGCGACAATAACGGGCTGGTAAACGGGGCCGGAGCAGCTCCACTTTACGCGCAGATGTGCGGCGGCAGTGCCGGCGGCAATGGCGTCTATACATATTCGACCGGCTTCCCGAACCAGACCTATCAATGTTCAAATTACTGGGTGGATGTTGAATTCACACCAAACGCGCCGACCCTAATGATGAGCTTCAATCCACCTAATCCGACGATCGATTCAACCTCGCCGCCTGGGACGGTAATTGCTGCTGTAGTCCCATCATGGAGCGATGGAAGTCCCTTCACTGGGGGCCTTTCATTCGTTCCACCGTATGGAAACGATAATGGCCTTGTGGCTTTGAACGGATCAAATGTCGTCGTGAACGGCGATTTCTCCGGGCTTTCTAACACTACCCAAAATGCAACGGTGGACGCGACTCAATGAATTATCCTCGCGCTACGATATTGGTAGTGTCGTGTTTCGTCTCGACGATTGCGTTTGCCGCCTCGGTATCTAAAAATCTTGGCATCCTCGTCACTCACGGCGGCGACTCATTGCCGCCCGGCGTTACTCTCTCCGCGATCGACGGCGAGACGATGACTGGGACCGTCATGAGTCACAATTATTATGCCAGGAATGGATTTACCAACGCTGCCTCGTCAACCTTTAACTCCTCATACAATAACGGGGGTTGGGACGATCCGAGGTTCTTTCCGATCGGCGATGACTATTTATGGAGCTACGCGACGACATCGGCGATTCAGTCCCTTAATATGAATTTGTCGTTTCGTGTACTGTCGGGCGACATGACGGCGCTTCGGACGGCCGGGATTTATGCATCTCCAGAGGAGCCGGCATCGTCATTTACCAACATGGGCGCCGAATCGATGGGATGGGCGCTAGACGAACCGCCCGATTGGGCGACGATATCGAGTTTTCTGGCGGCGGACGGCATCGATAAAGTCCAGCATGTGAATTTCACATGGAATCAGTTTGTCTTTGGGCCGCCTAGCGGAACGCCCGGCGGCACAATGGGCGCCGCCATGTCAGACCAAGTTGCGGCGACCGGCGGAAATACGCACATCCACACGTCATCAGTCGACATTTATTGGTTTGCCGGCTCGACCTTGGGAAGCCTATGTCAAGGGGGCTCGCCGCCTTGGGCAGGAGGGTACATCTATAGCGGCGCCACGGGCCCTAATTGCAGCGGCATCATAACGGAGCTGAGCGCGGACCAGACAGCGCGCGGCGACCATTACGGCGACATGGTTGATCAAGAGCGTGCGTGGTTGGCGACGGTCCCGGGGACGAGCACGGCAGTGCAGCCTGTTGCGGGCCCCTATATCGAAAACTGCGACGGATTCGTCAACGGCGGCACCTCGGCCCACATCATCACCCCGCCGGAGTTCAATTGGGCCGTGTGGAGTACGATCCTGCATGGCTCTCGGGAGTTGCTTTACTTTGGCGCGACGCCCCAGGACTCAGCGTGCGGCTTTCCCGCTACGGGCGGGTTTCCCCCGGCCATTCAGACCGGGCAGTCAGTAGCGATGACGACGCAGGCGACCAACAGCAACGGCGAAGTTTTGAATTTGGCCCCAATCATCAACAGTCCGTTCGCGATCGGCTACGCCTCGGTCACGCCGGTCGGGTATGTCTTCCCGACGCAGAACCTAAGTCTGACCAACGGCATCGACATCATGGCCAAGTGGTACACTGGGGGGCCTTATTCCAACTCCACCGGCTCGTTCGGCAACGGGTTTTATATTTTTACGACAGTGCGCGGATCCGAAACACAGTCCAATATCAACGCAACTTTCACGCTCGCCGGCTCTCCGACGAAGAGCAATATCCCGGTTGTCGGCGAAGGTCGGACGGTGAATATCGCAAGTGGGCAATTCACCGATACATTTGCGAATGCCTACGCGGTGCACATCTATGGGCCGATTTCGTATCCGTAGATGGCTTTCGCCTTCGTTAAATCTGCCAAGGGAACTTCTGCGACGACGGTTACGACCCCGGCATTTGGTAGCGCCACTACGTCGGGCAATCTGATCGTTCTGGCCTACACATCGGACGCCTACAACGCAGCTCCCGATACCGGGTGGACGCAATCGACCGGGATGAGCCAGCACACCAACTGCGGTGGCTATATCTGGTGGAAACTTTCAACGGGGGAGACGACGGAGCCAAGCTATTCGATAGGGTCGGCCACCAACTCCTCTTGGGTACTGGCCGAGTTCAGCGGCAATGATGCGACAACACCCTATGACATCTCGAATGGGCAGAATCAAATATCGTCCGTCAGCTCGTATACCACCCCGAGCATAATTCCCACTACCGGCTCGCGATTGCTGGTGGCAATGATCGGCGGGTCACGATCCACCGCTCTCACTGGGGCAACGCCGTACACGTCGTGGCTGAATAGCCTGACCAGGATCGATGATATATTTTCGACCGGCACAGGAACTAATGATGTTGTCGGGATCGCCTACAGGGCCGTTACCGGCGATGGGGTGACGGGGTTTTCATCCGGGGCGACTACCGGCGGACCTACGCTTATGGAGGCGGAGGTTGGCCTCATCATAGCGTTCAAGGCATCGGCGGCGGCGGACGTTCTAATGGCACAGGCCTGTTTATGAAGTCTCAGCGCGAAGGCTATCTTTTTGTCGACCATCGGGCTTCGCCTGGACTTGATCCTGCGATGGCGCGGCGGATGGGATACGCTCCGGAGACCGTCGCAGAAGGAACGATGTTCGAAACCGCAACTTTGACGTGTCAGCATTGCGGTGACGTTTTTATCAAAAATCCCGAGCGGACACGGCCTCGCGAGAACTGTGCGAAGTGTGGCAATTTGTATATCTGTGATCATTGCTCGGCAGAGATGCGGCATCCTGACTACATTCATCGGCCGATGATTAGAAAGATCGACGAAACCTTGAATGCGGCAGCGAAAAATCTTGATCAATTTCTCCCTCTTCAGTTGAAAAGGTAACGTGCCGTGGCTAAAAGACTTTTCACCGCTGTAAACTGGACACCAGGCACTGTTGCCGATGGCTCAGCGCTCGCGAGCAATACTTACATGGCCCTCAAGGGCGGCAGCACGACGCAGTTTATTGATGTGCTGGAGGTTGAGGCTTCTGGAATGGCGGGCGCCTCGAATCCAACCCCATTAACGCTAGCACGCGCCGGGACCACGGAAACGACACCGACTGCGCTTGCCAACCCAAATGCTGACGGCCCGATGAATCCTTTTACGGTCGCGCTAACTGCGGCTCCGGTATCGTTTGTCGCCGCCGCAACCGGGCCGACTAGATCGGCTCTCGTTACTGATGCCAGATTAAACCTCGGCATCAATGCCTTTGGCGGTATCATCCGGTGGAATGCCTCGCCTACTCAGCAATGGCAGATTTATGGTAATTCGACGACTCTGCCTGGTGGCCTATCAGTCTTGTCTAACCAAGCATATGGAACACCAGGTCTTGTGCAGGCCCATATTATGTATGAACCGATGTGACGCTTAGATCTCCTACATACAAGACTAGATGGGAGCAGGACCCTGCCGGCATATCGCGGCGAAGTCAGGACTTCTTTCGGAATAACCTTCTGCTGAATGTCTTGGCGGGGAAAGATCAATTTCTGCCGCGCAATAGGATTCAATTAGGCCGAGATCCGGATCCGGCAAAGCAGCCCGATCGGTTTTGGAGTCAAAATCTTGTTCTGACGACACTTAATGGAAAGGATCTTAGTCCGTTCAATCAATTCGATTGGCCGCTGCCGAAGGCGCCGACTCAGCCGAATCGTACTTGGTTGCAAAGTCTGGTCTCGACAACTCTTAATGGTCGGGATGCGACGCCAGCAAATCAGTACGATTGGCCTTTACCGAAAGCGGCAATTCAGCCATCACGCTTTTATTCCTGGACGGGCCAAACATCGACCCTTCCTTCTGGGATTGTTCCGTTTGCTCTGTTCGATTGGCCCTTGCCGAATGTCGCCTTCCAACCTTCTCGCTGGTATTCGTGGTCGGGACAGGAGTCGACGCTACCATCCGGCGCGCAACCGTTTCCTCAGTTGGATTGGCCTCTGCCGAAGGCACCTTTGCAGCCGGACCGCTTTTGGTCGCAGAATCTTGTCGTAACGACACTTAACGGACAAGATCTTCGGCCTCCCGGCGCCGTCGCGCTTGATCTTCCGAAGATGGCGGCGCAGCCAGATCGGACTTGGGTGTGGCCGACTCCGCTGTATTATTTGGCTGGAACGCCGCTTCTTATATTATTTGAAAGCCTTTTGGTTGATTGGTCGGCAGCGCAGTTCGAAGGTCAAGGGCTTCTTGCTGAGTCTCTTGCTACTACGCGCGGCGAAGGGACGTCGCTGATTGATTGGCCGACACGGCAGGTTGGAGACGCTGGCGCTCTTACTGAATGGGCCGCCCTTGCTCGGCGAGACGATGCGGCCTTAGTTGAGTCTTTCGCAGCGCAGCGTCTGGACTCTGGTTTGTCGGCAGATTGGCTAGCTGGTGCTAGGCTTGATTTGCCGTCTCTTGAAGATTGGCTGGCGGCTGGCCGAGCGGATTGGCTGGCGCTCGCTGAGTTTTCTATCTTACAGCGGATTGATGTTGCGGGATTGATTGAATGGCTGCTCGGCCAGCGTAGTGAGTCAGCTGAGCTGTTGGAGTGGTCTGGCTCTGTTGGGGTAATATACAATGCTCTTCTCGCTATTGAGTCGCTATCTCTGCTTCGTCCTGATGTTGGTGTGTCATTTGTTGAGTGGCTAAGTGGGTGGCGTCAAGACGGTGGTTTGCTAGGCGAGCTCCTCGCCGGGCAGCGAGCAGACTATGCATCGCTCAATGAAGGGCTTACGAGAGGGCAATCCGACATTCCCTCGCTCGCGGAATGGGTGTCAGGGCTGTTGGCAGACCAGCGCGCCACAACGGAATTGACGTCTCGGATATTGGAGCAGCTTGGTGCGCCGGCAGAGTGGATAGCGTCTAGCGGCGTGCAGCTTATTGGTAATGAGGGATTGCCTATTGAGTGGCTCGGAACTTTCGGCACATTATTACGGGGCGACGCTGGACTGCCATTAGAATTTCGCGCGTTGCCAGTACCTGGGATCGGTCAGTTTGTTCGAGTCTCTCCAAATGTCGTTTTGCTTGTGCCGGGGGATTTGACACCTAAAAAGGGATAAGAAAATGGCTGAACGCATCCGTATCGGACAGTTGCGTTGGCCAGTCCGTCTCGTTCAGCGGCTACAGACAGCTCAGCTGGCGCCGGGCGTCAGCATCACTGAGGTGGCGGCCGATCCAATCATCAGGCATGCCGATATTCAACCATTGGGCGCAACGCAGTTCTTTGGTTCGATAACCGCCGATCCTGATAAGCCAGTGACGCATCGGGTCATCATGCGTTGGACGGATTACGTCGATTACACGCACGCAATCGAGCGCGTGACGACGCGCCCCAATGGCTCGCAGCGAGTCGAGACATTTCGGGTGCGCCGTATATATGAGATTGAAGGGCGTAAGCGGTTCGTGTGTCTGGAGTGTCAGCTGGAGCAGGCGCAATGAAAAACGTGATCATATTGCGACGGCGCCCTTGGCATGAGCGCCTTTGTAATCATTATGCGGAATATCGGCGGATAGGCCTTTCGCGATTGGCCGCATTGGTTGAGGCGATAAGGTTGGCCGCGTGATGGTCGGCCTCGAAATCGACATCCCGCAACGCTACCGCATGGCATTTGACAAAAAGAACGTCCAAGCCGTTCTGCGCGCGGCGGGCGCCGAGATAGCGTCGGTGGCGCGGCGAAAGATCCGTCAGGCGGTCGGCGGCGGCCGGGTTTACTATGGCAAGGGTCGCGGGCGTCATCAGGCATCGTTACCGGGCCAGCCGCCGGCCAGCTGGACAGGCGAGCTCGCCAACAGCATCAAGGTTCGCCCCCTCAAGAGCGGTGACGGCGTTTTGATCCGCGATGCGGCGTTCTATGCCTTGTTCTTGGAGGCTGGGGCCCGCGGCGGCACGGGCAGCGGCAAAAGGGGCGTCCGGGGCCGTAGGAACGCCGTACAGCGGCGGAAGGGCGTCCGGGCGGTACTACCGGCAGGCAATCGCGTTCTCGCACCTAGGCCGTTCCTGAGCGCCGCTGCGGCCGAGCGTTCGGGCTCGTTGGGGCCCAGGGTCCAGGAGGCGATTATGAAGGACGTGAAGTTTCAGCGGATTTCGGCGGCCCGGAAGGCATGAACCTCGACGTTGTCATTTTGCGGATCAAGGCTCTTTGTCCGCTGTTCAATGGCAACGTCGCGGGAGCCGCCGAATATCAGCAAGGCGTAAAGGACGAGGCGTGGTTACCGCCGCCGGCCGCCTATGTGATACCGCTCGACGATGAGGCCGAAGACAACCTCGATTTGCAGGGTGTCGACCAATTCGTTACCGAGCGCATCGGCGTTATTGTCATGTTCAGTAATGCCGCCGGGGTAGCCACCGGCGATCGGCGCGGACAGACGGCCAGCGAGCTGTTCAATCCAATCAAGTGGCAGCTATATGGCGCAATGCTGAATTGGCGTCCGAATTCGAGCGTTGAGAATATCGGCATCGTGCAACCTACTGATCCCGGTGCTGATCATTCAGCCAAAGGTTTCGCCTATGCCGGCGGTCGGCTGCTCGATGCCGACTTGGCGCGACTGTTCTACGAATGGGACTTCTCGATTCGAGTGCAAATCACTGACGCGGATGGAACATGGCCGCCAGTGGGAAATCTCGAGGATCTGTGGATCGGGGTTATTAAGCTGTTTCAAATAGGCCACAGCTTCGTTGGCCAGCCGCTCGAGCAATTGTTGGCCGCTATTGATCTCTCATTGCCGCCGGATGATAGGAGCCGTTGATGTATATCAAGCCTCGCCACGTACAAACCCAAGACGGCCTTTTGTTGGCCGATGTTTTTGATCCGGAGCGCAAGGATCGATTGCCCCCCGAGGGGCGCGACGTGCCGGATACGCCGTACTGGAGGCGGCGGGTCGCCGAGGGAGGAGTCGAGTTTGCTGAACCCCCTTACGACGAAAATCTGCCGCTTGTCCGCGGAAATTCAATGGGTTTTCGCGAAGATGAGCCGACACGGCCTGTCCCGGGAGCTGGGCCGTCGCCTGGGCATTTCAACCCGGACAATTCGCAATAACCTGGCAACCGCAGCACGTTTTTAACGAGAGGTATTGACGATGGCTAATAATATTGCGTTCCGACAAATTCCAGCCACGCTGCGGTTGCCGCTATTCTGGGCCGAGGTTGATCCCACTCAGGCCAATAGCAACACGCAGCCGCAGCGCAGCCTGATCATTGGTCAATCGCTCGCATCGGGCGCGATCAATACGGTTGTCGCTACCAACGCGCCAACGGTATCGGGCGCCGTCCTTACGTTTGCGGCGGTGCCGGCGGCTGTTCAGCCAGGCCAGAATGTGCAGGACAACACGACATCTGGCGCCATTGCACTCGGGACAACAGTTCTCTCGAGAACGCCCACAACAGTGACGCTTTCGGCCGGTGTTACTGGCGGCGGCGTACTCAGCGCCGATTCGATCATATTCTCCAATCTCCAGCCGCAGCTTGTCAGCTCGGCCCTCATTGCGGCGACGCAATTCGGCAGCGGCTCAATGGCGGCCGAGATGGTCGGCAAGTATCGACAAAATGACCCGACCGGTGAACTCTGGGTGCTGCCGCTGGTTGATGATCCTAACGGCACTGCGGCAACCGGATCAATTGTTGTTAGCGGTACGCCGACCGTCAACAGCACGATCCCGCTGTATGTGGATGGCATATCGATTCCGGTCGGCGTTACAACCACAATGTCGACCAATCAGGTTGCGTCTGCAATTTCCGCAGCGATCAACGCCGCGACCGATGGATACACCGGCGTTGTATTGCCATTGACGGCTTCGCCAGCGACAGCAACCGTGACGATTACCGCTCGTCATAAGGGGTCGTCCGGCAACGATATCGACTTCAGGCTAGCCTATTATGGCGCGGCTGCCGGCGAAACAATTCCAGCCGGTTTGACATTCACGCTTACACCAATGAGCGGCGGCGCAACCAATCCCTCGACGCTGATGAATCTGCTGCTCCCGAATTTGATGGATCAGCCATTCGATTTTATTTGTATGCCCTACACTGACACAAACTCGCTCAATGCCACTCAATCTTTTATGAATGATATTACTGGTCGCTGGTCTTGGGAGCGTCAGGATTTCGGTGGTGTATTTTCGGCGGCGCAAGGTACGGTTTCGGCGTTGCAAACATTGGGGGCAGCCCGCAACGATCAGCATGTTTCGATCATGGGGTATTTCAGCAGCCCAAGCCCATCGTGGCACTGGGCCGCGGTATACTGCGGCGCGAGCGCCAGGAGCCTTCGGGCAGATCCCGGGCGCCCGCTACATTACCTTCCGCTTGTTGGAGTTTACGCGCCGTCTCAGGCGCAGCGGTTCCAGATGGTCGATCAACTTACATTGTCATTCTCTGGTATCTCAGCCTTTGATGTGGGGCAGGATGGCACTTGTATAATCAAGACTGACTTCACTACGTACCAGTCCAATGCGGCCGGCGTCCCAGATGACAGCTACCTGAAGGTCGAAACTATGTTTTTGCTGGCGGCATGCCTGCGCTATATGCGCGCCGGTGTGACGACGGTAATGGCCCGCATGAAGCTGGCCGATGATGGGACCCGAGTCTCGCCTGGCTCGAATGTGGTCACGCCGGTGATTATCAAAGGATATGTGATCGCCCTTTATCAGCAGATGGTCAATCTGGGCTGGGTCCAGGACTTGCCAGGTTTCAGCGCCAACGTGATCGTTCAGCGCAATGCGCTCAATCCCAATCGGGTTGATGTGCTGTGGCCTGGCGTGCTGATCAATCAACTTGATGTGTTTGCGCTTCTCGCTCAGTTCCGCTTGAGCTCGGCGAGCTTCAACGTGCAGTTGGCGACTTAAAGCGGCGGCGGATCTGAGCAGTCCCATCTGACTGCGAGCCATTTCGGCATAGCGCGAGCCTCGAACTCGCTTTCTCAAACCCGCCGCAAATTTCTGGCTATCATAAAGTGAGGACGAAAGTCAAATGGCCCAGACGGTTCAGCTTAATCAACGTGTTGGCGGAACGAATTTTTTCAATATGGATGGACTCTCGTATTTGCTCGTCGAATTTTCATGGCGCCCATCAACCCCAACTCGCGAGAGCGCCAAGGGCCAAGATGGAGTTCACGGGTATGTGGAAAAGCCGGATGTTGGCCGCATGCGGGGAAAGCTCCGCGATTGGGCCGGCAATTCCGTGACCCTGATCGGTCAGACTTCCAATTCCCAATGCGTCGCTTCACTCGCCAACGGGAAAAACATTGTTGGGATCGGTATGTGGATCACCGAGCTCGGAGACGTTAGCGGAGAGGATGGCTCCGTTGATGTTACGTTTGAGGGGCCATCGGTGGCGGAGGCTTAAGGACAGCGATCTCCATCAAGTCGCAAATGATCCTTAGCTAAACTAGAAATCCAGAATGGCTGCGACCATCCGCACGGTCGAAATTGAGTCCACATTCCTTTTTTGCCGACTATTTCTCCAGCGTCTCCATTGGTAAACGTATGGCAGCCGTGCTTATAGGCTCTTTCGTCGCTTTGTTGGATTGCCATAGATGATTTGTCAGAAAACAGTTCAGCGGTTCTTTTGTTTTGGTAATCCCAATCTGGGCACCCATAAACGACCGTATCAATAATCGCGGTTTCGCTCCGCGCGATTGATATAGGCGTCATGGCTATCGCGGCGGCAGTGGCGAGAATGGCAGCTGATATTTTCATGATTTCTCTCCTGTCTCAAGCATATTGCATGTTTTTTTAAAAAATCAAGTGCCCCAACTGCCTCCCGGCTCATCAGACCAGAACGAACTCACCATCGCCCTGACCCCCGCCAGCGCGAGCCGCCCGGTCATATTGTCAGGCTGGCAGCGGTTCCGGGCGAGACGGTCAATCGAGCACACTCCCTCGCAGTTGGTGGTCGAGACGACCGAGCGATTCCCAAGTTCCATCGCTGAGGCGACGACACCGTTTTCGAAGGCCACCGTCAAAATCGGCCAAGATCAGATAATGGGGTGCTATATCGATCTAGTAGAGCCGCATATCGATAAAGGTAGGCACGAAGTCATCATTGCGGCCCGCAGCTGGTCACAGGATTTGGTTGATTGTTCTGTTGATATTGATTCGCTCAAGGCCTGGGTAGTAAAAGAAGGAACGCTCGGAAAAGCCGTCATGAAACTGGCGGCGCCATACAACATTCCGGTGACCGTTATTGGGGAAGATCCCGTTATTGATCCGACTTATCCAGTTATTATTCAGCCAGGCATGACGAATTGGCAATTGATTGAAGAGCTGTCTAGGATTACGCAGACTTTGGTTTACGATGGAGTGGATGGCGGAATCATTATTTCGAAAGTTGGGACCGAGCGGAGCGCTTGCGCGCTGATTCAGGGTCAAAATATCGAGTTAGGCTCGGCTCGACTTTCTGGCGATCAGCGATATTCAGTGATTGAGGTTGCGTCGCAGGCAGTAATTCTGGACGCTTCTAATTCGCCGGTTATGGCGTTTAACCAGAAAGCAAGAGATCCCAGTGTTCCAAGAAATCGGAATTTGCTGATTATTACGGACTTAATTGGGCCAGATGCAAACTGGGCGCAGCAACGCGCGGACTGGGAAGTGGCGCGTCGTTACGGTCGCAGTCGTGAAATTCGGATTGTCGTTTCTGGTTTTCGGACATCGCGCGGCGGCGCGCTGTGGGACATTAATAAAGTTGTGCAGATCGACGCTTCCGCATTGAAGGTCAAAGAGGATATGATTATCGCCGGCGTGACGTTTATGCGTGACGATCTTGGCACTCGCACTGAGCTGATTTGTATGCCGAAGGCAGGCTTGATGCCGGCGCCGTTCCACTTCAATGCGCCGGTTCCAGTGACGCCGAAAGACCAGCGGGCAATCGACGCCGCCGCCGGAATAACGTTTCCGACAACCGAGCAAATTGTTGAAAAGGGCGGCACGTGACCGACTGGAGCGGATACGATCGCGACCAACGGATAGCTGCGCGCGTCAGGAACTCTCTCGCTGCGGTGACATTGCAACTGCCGGACGATACCAAGTCAGTCCAGAAATATCAGACTGAGGGTCTGGTTTCGGAGATCAGAGATAATGTGCAGGTTGTTCAGTTGCATGGATTCTCTAGTCTACCTCTGCCTGGCGCTCGTGGCATTGTGGTTTATCCTTCGGGTAACCGGGGAAATGGTCTTGTCATTGCTACGATTGACCCGCGATATCGACCGACCGGGCTTAAGCCGGGAGAGGCGTCGCTCCACATGGTCGACGGCGCCCAAAAAGATGGCACCGGCGGCACGACGCGCACCGTTCTAAGCGCACTGCTTGGTTGGATGACTAGTTTGTTCGGCAAAATGATCGGTATCGGCGACAGCAATACAATGGCCGTCATCATTACCGGAACCAATAACAGGATTGTCGGCAATCTCGAAATTACCGGTACACTAAAAGTCGATGGCGCAACAACGGTTCAAGATATCAACATTCAAGGCAACGAGACTGGAGGCGGGTCAACGTAATGGATGACGATTTTCCTTCTGAAATGACATTGGTGTTAAAGACGCCGCTGCAGCCGCTCGGCGGGCAAGGTGATGTGGTCACTGAGTTGCATTTGCGAGAGCCGACTTGTGGCGAGCTCGAGGCGGCATCTAAGGTAGTTGGTGGAGTGTCGGCTGATATTGCGCTGATCGCCACAGTTTCGGGGCATCCGGTCGGCCTAATCCGCAATATGGGCGCCTATGATTACGCAAGGTGCTCAAATTTTTTGGGAGGTTTTGCGCAGCGCGGCCTAGCAATTGGCTCGAGCTCTGCGCCGACCTGACATTATATTTTCATTGGGGACCCTTTGATGTCTGGAAACTAACGATGTCAAAGGTGATGTGGTGGACTGAGCAGGCTGAACGGCAGATTGCAGCGCGCGCAGCGCCGCGGGATAGGCGCTGATGGCGACCGCTGGCTATGCCATAACAATCAAGCTCGTTGGCGCTCCACAAGCTACGACTGGCATCGCCGCAATCAACAAAAGCTTAGCGCAGCTTAATCTTGCCGGCCGCACAGCTATAGCGGGCATTAGTCCGCAGGCCGCGCGAGCATCGGTTGGTGCGCTTGGCAACGTTGGGCTTGCTGCGGTGGGCGCCGGAAAGCTTATCAGTCAGGGCATCGGCGGCGCTGTGCGGCAGTTTGTCCAGCTTGGTGCTGAAATCAGGGGTGTCGTTAGCGGGCTTGGCGATCTTGCCCCGGCGCTAGGGCCTCTCGCCGGGTTAGCTACGACAGCCGGAATCGTCAGGACAGTCACCAACTTTGCGGCTGCGGGCGGCGAAATCCAACGCACTAGCGGCGCCCTCGGTCTCAACACGCAGCAGTTACAAGCCAATCGGCTAGCATGGCGCCTCGCCGGACTATCCGCGGAACAATTCGACCAGGCCTTCTCTGGGGTAAGTGAGTCGCTTGTCGGGGCGCAAGCGGGCCGTAATCCACAAGCAATAGGCGCAGCGCGGCAATTTGGTCTGCATACTGGTCTCCCGGCTCTAGAGTTCATCAAAGAGCTGGCCAACAAAATAAAGCAACTAAACGATCTAAAAGTCAGCGTGGTAACGCAGGGTGGCCTTCTAGAAGCTTTTGGTATCAGCCGAGAGAGTCTTTCGCTATTCCAGCGCGGTGGCGACGCGATTGCGGATTATGTCGTGCAAGGCCAGAAGTTGGCCGCCATGGATGCTGAGGCGGCAGCGCGCGGCCAAGCTCTCGAAACGGCCCTAACCGGATTAGGAGCCGCGGCCACCAAGGTTGGCTTCGATATTGCCGACGGGCTGACTGGGAAGGGTATCGTGCCCGCCATAGAAGGCATGAAGAATTGGCTGCTGGAGCTCGGCAAATCGCCTGCGGCTATTCAAAATCTTACGAACGCTGTCGAGGGGTTGGTTGCTGTCCTTGGTGTTTTGGCGGCGACGCCGATCCTTAAATTTTTGATTAGAAATCCGCTTACCGCCGGCGCAGTTGCGGCGATTGCCGGAGGTGTTGCGCTGAAAGGCGTTACTCCTCCGGAGGACGCTAAGAAGTGGCAAGACGAGGCTCATAAAAACAAGGCTGGAGAAGCCCCAACAGAATTTCCCGCTTGGTGGAATCAGCTGCGGAATTGGGTTTTCGGCGACCATCCGGTACCGTCCGGCCCAAAGGAGGAATCTGCTACCGCCGCAATTCCTCCTCCGGTGGCGGCTGAAACTAGAGATAGCGCGCAACGTACCGTATCGCTTCTTGAGGATATCCGCGATTATCTCAAGAGCTTGTGGCCTTTCGGTGGCGTACCAGGTGGCGCAACCGTGGGATGGCCAGGAGGCAGACCGGCGACACTGCATCGCCACGGCGAGATCGGAGGTGGGACGCCGCCGCCTGTGTCCGGCGATCTTTCGCCTACTATGCGCTCAGTAGTGGCGGCTATCGGTGGCGGAGAGACCAAGGGCTTCGCCGATCCGTATCACACACTTGCTGGCGGTGGGCAGTTCTCCGGCAACCAATATCCTGCCGGCTGGTCTACCGGTGCTGGGCGATCCCAGTTCATCCCGAGCACGTGGGCGGATGAGGCCAGTCGGCTCCAGCTCCACGACTTTGGTCCGCATTCTCAAGATTGGGCCACCGCAGATTACGCTAGCCTGATTTACGGTAAAGCCACCGGTGGCCGCAATTTCGAGGCCGATCAGGCATCGGGCCACCTTGATCCGCGTGGCAGGGAGCGACTACGTCAGGTGTGGCCTGGTGGCTTCAACGAAGGATACGAAGAGAGATATCAAGCCGCGACAAAGGCAGGAATTGGCGCCGCTCCGCCGTCGCCAATTACCGGGGCTGCTGTGCCAGCACCATCGCCCGTAACCGGCACCGCGCCGCCGGCGCCATCTCCTATTACCGGCAGTCGCGTCCCGGAGCGCCTTCGGAACCTTCCTGGCTCGGAGGATATGAATCCTGGCGATACGGGCGCTAACGATTCGTCGCACCATGTCCAAGTTGAGTTCGTGAACGCGCCCAAGGGAATGCGGACCAATCTTGCCACCCAGGCCGGCGACGCATCGTTCAGCCAACGAACGAGGTACGCGATGGATT